GTTCAATGTGTGGAGGCCGTGTCGGGACACCAAACCGCCCCATACACTTGGTTGTGTGATGATGAAGTACACAGTTATATCTCTGTGAGAGATCTCAATGCGCATGTCGCGCGGTTGGACGCTGAGAGCGCGTCTGCAATCGTTGCCCACAATGCCAAGATCGCTGAGACAGTACAACCTAGGAAACGCAACAAGCGAACCAAACCAGTCGCCACTGGCGTAGAATCCGAACAGCGCAGCTCGGTCAAGCACAGTGTTGGAAATAACACTGCCTGGGTTGCGCATGCCGGAGACCGCCGTGGTGCTCTAGTGTTGCCGGATTCGCAGTGGCGGTTGGTTGTTGTGACGCATCGTCACTCAGTCTTAGATGATCATGTCATAGATGCGCCTTGGGTGGTTGGCACCACCATTGAAGTGTGCAAGCTGAGTGACAACCATCTTGGTGGGTACACCAAAGATTTGGTTGTCCACAAGGGAAAAGTCACGTCCGTCTTGTCCTTGGAAGGGCAAGATATCATGTGGTTGTACACTGACATCCCCGCTGGGACTACTGCTACTCGCCGTTTCAGTATTCCCAACGTGGGCGCTGCGGTTTCACAGTACACCTATGTTGATGACGGTGAGAAGTACTCATGGCCTCAAACCTTGGGCACTGCTGTTGCCACCAAGCCAGGTGTGGGGTTTTACAACCTTACCACACAGCCAGGTGACTGCGGTTTTCCCGTTATGTGTTCTGACGGTGGAGTGTGGGCGTGCCACCTCTATGGCAATGCAGAGTATAGCGGCAATCGCTTGGCCAATGCTGGCCATGTGTATCGGGCTGTTAAGCAGGCCAAGGTTGGCACCCAGGTGCTCCCACCGTATGACCCAGTGCAGTTTGTGTCCGAGTACAAGCTGCTACGGCACCAAGGGCGCGTAGTTCGCCCAGGTGTGTGTAAGTTTTTGCTGGATCCAACGCGTCGCCGGATGACCGAAAACCTGTATCTGCAGGGGCTGCGCAACGACAAGAACGTCAGGGGTCTTATCCCCAAGCACTATTGGATGAAGCCCAGCACTGCTATGAACAAGCGTGAAGTAGAGAGGTTCGACGATGAGTTGCAGTACCGCATAGACCCAGTTGTCCTCAAGAAAGCTGTGATGTGCGCCATTTTGTATGACACTATGGACGACATCATTGTACCATTTCGAGTTCCGTGCCACGGAATGCTGTTGGAGGCGTTATCCCGCATGGATCTACAAAGGTCGTCCGGTTCCACCGGAGGCGGAGAAACTGCCCTTCAGTACGTCACCAAGCTTGGTGATGGTGACCCGGAAGCCGGGAAAGATGTCCTGGCGGCAAGAGCCTTACGGCTGTACACATCTATGTGCCGTTTGGGGGACGTTGACTATGAATTGTTGGAGGAGTGCCGTTACTGGAATGTTATCGGCAAGAAAGATGGGTACAAGGCCAAGAAGCTGCCCCCTGAGGGCAGTGGGAGGACCATCCAGGCTCCCTGTTTAGAGCTCAAGTTGTTGTGGTTTGCATGCGTCGGAGATAGTGATGATGCATGGTTAGACAGAGGAGGCAAGCGCGCCGACTCCTGGGTTCACCAAGGCGAAGATGCCGACCTTCCAGTCAGCTACCGCACGCAACACATCCTTAAACATTGTTTGGCTGTGTTTGCTGGTGATATCACGGGGTTTGACCGTTATATGGTAGAGGAGTTGATGACGCCGTTCTTCAACTACTACCTGCCTCTGGTGTGCACTGGTATCCCCCCGTTGTTTTGTGCCTGGCTGGCCCGCATGACCATCCATGCCATTTTGGTCCTGTCTGATGGATCAGTTTGGCAGAAATCACGCGGCAACCCGTCCGGTTTCATGAATACGTTGCGGTTGAATTGTGTAGTGCACTTGTTTGCCATGTTTTATGTGCTTCTTCGTCGCCACCCAGAGATGGATGTGGCGGCTGCAGTGAAGTTCATGAGTGAGGACGTGAAGTTGCAGATATGTGGTGACGACACGAGAGTGTTCGCCATGACTGATGCCGGTCTTCACTTTTTGGACGCTAACAATGACTTTGACGCCTACTTGGAGATTTGGCGGTCTGAGTTGCCTTGGGAGGTC